GCGAGATTTTACTGTGCATCTGTCCTCCAGGGGTTGGTGTCATAAGACTGGAACATAAAACGTTATCGGACTAACGCTGGCAGAGATCGGCAGCCATCACCAGGATGAACAACCTTCGACAATGACTGTGCAGTGATGATTACACAGACAAGTTGTCCTAATGGCAAAGCCAAAACTCGTACTGGGATCTCCAAAGCCGAGGGTAAGTTACGCAAAAACTCAATGATAAAGAAAATTTTTATGTGTTTAATAAAAATAAATGTAAGCGCAACGCAACGTATGCTATTTTCGCATAGATCATTACAACAGGTGTGGTTACAAACCAACTTCATGTAAACCTGCCTACAATTATATGTAGAATGGAGTGACGGTCACCGACACACGCTGACCCGTCGTGTACGAAATGTTCGTGTTCAACAATGAAACACGCGCATCAGTCGACGGATCATTGATCAACACACCGAATTCGACGAGAATATCGTCGGCATCAAAGAACGTCTTGAAACTGTCACCACCCGGAGCGATGGCAGTGCTTGCACAGTTAACAAATGTTGGCGTGGCAAACCCAGTGGTAATCGTGTACGATCCCAGCGCGTAAAACCGCAGAGAAACGAGGAAAAAGCCAGTGGTGCCACGAGGAAACGTTATATCGTTGCCTTTAAGCACCATGGCCAAATCACCCCACACTGACGTCGGCACACCATTGAACTTATCATTGGTCATAGTGCCGGCCGGCGTGTTGGTGTACGCGATGTTATAACTGGAAATCGTGTGAGTGACGTTGGAAGCTACAATCGGCTTCTTTAGCTCCACCTCATACGTTATCCACAAATCCCCCAACACCTTGCCTGTCACCTGTTGGCCTGAAGTCGCCACGTACGTGACGCCCAAGTCATAAAGCATGCGTGAATCTCCGGCCGGTACTTCCCCGGAACGCACATACTGCACGTTATACGGGTTCTCCTTGGGATCACACTCAATAGGGTGACAGAATTCACTGCATGGCACACTCTCCGACGCCCAATATTCATTGAGCATTTCCACCTTATTAGAAGGAGGCGTGTCGGAGGCGCGGTAGGACGTCACCATCATCACTGTCCCCAACGCTGCATCTGCCGACGCAACAGCGGAACCGCTCGATGGGATGTAATGGAACACCATGCCTTTGATTCGGTATTCCTGGAAACGTGTCGCCACGCCGCTCAACCACGGAAAAGTCCGCGAGTTGCCAGGGTTGATTTGGAGCGCCTCGACTACTGAAAAGGTCTGGTTCCCTTTCACCTCGCCGAGGTACTCCTTGTGACGGATTGTGACCGTCTGATTGTTCGAATGCATGGCCGGAATAGATTCCGAGCCACGCAGTGTCTTCTGGACTATGGTGTTCGAACCCACCGTATAATCGCCGCTCCCAAGCCATCGGCTGAGGGCGGCGCCAAGCCCAGTACCCATGCTTGCGCCTGATCCTTGCATACCGATGAGCGACCCAGCGGTGCCACCAGCGAGCCCACCAAGGGCACGCAATGCACTGCCAAGCCGCGTCATCTCTTTCTGCGAAGATCTTGCTTTCTTCTTCTTCGTCTTGTTCTTCATATTCACGCGCACTACCATATTTCTTTATTGTCAATAAATTAGGGCCGGCACACCTAATTATACAAGCAACTCAACAACGGTTGTGAATGCGTGTCACCCTGAGTTAGAGTGATATCCTCATGCAGCAAAGTTTCAACGTCCGCATCGATCTCATACCGAGCGAACAATCTCTCCAACTCAATCTGCATTTCCGGCAGAATTCCGAACGCGTAGTAAAAACTACAACGTGTGTCCTCACTGACAACACGCGACTTGGCCATTAAACCCCCACTACGTTCGTAATGAGAGGTATTCTTGACCAAATTGCGAAGAAAGCCTTCACTGTACTCCGTCCCATTCCTAATGAACATGGAATAAAACTCCTGCATCACTGGAACCCCACTCGTGATCGATAAACCGCAGTCACCTACAGCTTTCAACCAATACTTGAACACCGTGGGAGTGTTCACCGGGACTAAGCACATGGCGTCTTTGCGCAAGCACGCACAGACATTTCGCACCATAACTGGCACATGGTCCACCATCACGGGTGAGCTTTGACAAAAATCAATCTGCTCAAACTCGCAAACAGGTTCCTCAATCGCCATGCGGAACCCATAATCAGCGAACCATCCCGCAGCACCCTTCAATAACCTATCCAAATCACTCTGCTCCAATATCACTACACAATCATCTCCGTTGTTCATCAACTCTAAATCAACGCCTCGCTCTCGAGACCAGGCGTAAATCAACGAACACATGATTATGCAATTACCAAGGGACGTATTCAGGTCACCAGAAGATCTGGTGCCTTTCATCCGGAACTTCACCCTGCCATCCTCACAATACGCGACACCCTCGTTGTTTATCTGCCATGACAGAAGTTTGCGCAACTCAGGATTATTGTGAAAAATAGCATTGTAAAACGAGTGCTCGTATCGGAGCGCTGAAACCGACACATGCATGTCGAACTTCGTTGCATCCAATCCGACCGCAACGGGTCGACGGAAACGTTTCCACTTGGCTTGGGCAACTGCACCTGCTTGGTAAGCATTCAGACCCTTTATCACTGTATGGTCGGTGCAAGACTGGAAAGCACGGTTCATGGCGCGATACACTCGCTTTTCCAAAAACTTAATATACTTTCCAAGGACCAGGTTGTATCTGGCACTGCGGGGGTTGATGACCCGCGGAGCTTTCCGCAAATCTTGTTTTTCGAACTTTACAAAAGATGTCAACCTTGCATCTCTTGGAGCGATTTTGTCACGCGACAACGACAGCGCGGCGGCCTCATAAATGCGCCTCTTTGGCCCGGTGTACGCTTCCACAACTTGCGGAATGGGCACAACCGGGGCATTGGCGCACTTTTTCACCACCTGCTGCCGAAACGCAACAAGCCACTCATTAGCGAACTTTCCCTTCTTAACACGCAGAGGGGGTTCGAATCCCCTACTCGTCTTACACATCAAATACCTTTCATAGAAAGCTCGCTCTACTACCCTCACATTATTGTTAAACACACCCAAGGTGTGCTGTGGACCTAAGCCTCGGACAACAACAAAATTCCGAGACCTGCTACTCTGCCCGTTCGGTTGGACGGTCACAGCCCCTAAGACACCCTTACACAGTTTCGCCTGCGTACGAGTGTCGTGGCCTACCAACCGGACTGGGCGCCCCTAGATGACTGGCAGCGAGGTGGCTGGTGCTTCTCTTGCACCAGCCATCCACCGCTGGAAGCGCGTCATACGCGCTTCATGAGTCGCCACACGATAATGCACATCCGCCAGAAAGTACTCACGCACAATCAACGGCAGATGCGCCGCAGCGTCCACGGATCTAACATTGTAGTTCCGCATCAGCCGCGTCGCTTCACGCTCAACAATCAGTCTCGTTCCAGGAACACCCACATTCAACTGCCCCAATCTGCAGCGCATCTCAGCGATGACAGCTGCAGCAAACCTCGGCACGATCCGCACAGCCCTCTGGCTACGTACGGGGCGCGGAGGTGCTGGCAAGGGATCGGGAGGAGGAATCTGTTTCAACACCTCCGCCAAAGCACAAGAATCACACACCCCAGCTGGCGCTGGTGTGGTCTTGCCCTTACTCCGCTTAGCCTTAAGTGTGGACTCACACACACACTTGGGGACCACCAACTCCACAGCTGGTGGGGGGCTCGGCACCGGGATCGTGTCAGCAAACATGTTGTACGGTTCGGGCATGTCCAACAACTGCTGCATAACTGCAGTTATCGAACTTTCCTCCCCTTGGTAATCAAGCGAAACACAAAGCTTCTCTTGCACCATATCATGTTGCCTACGCGATAATTGCATCTCCTGATGCACCTCGGCGTCGAAACAGCAGCACATGACCTGACAAAACACACTGTCAGCCATCCAACTCGTCACCTTACTCACTATGGTTTCTCCAACATTCGCCCACTTAAAGCCTGCATCCCCGTGTCGCTCGGGGATTAAATCGCAGAATTCGGTGTTACTTTTAGTTGTGGCCATGGTAGAGTTAATTGACGAAAGTTGATTTTTGACCTGCCAGGTTGCCAGAGTAGGAGACTGGACACTCCCGCGATTACGTCTTGAACGGGTCACTGACCAACGAGTAAACCGCCCCACCACGCGGCTTACCATGACTGCCTACGCAATCCCTCTTCTCCTCCGACACTACCCGTCGTACACCCCACTCACAGTGGG